TGTCGTCTCCACCGGCACCACCGCCCTGCTGCCGCTCCCATCGTCGGTGTACGGGCCGGGGCCGGTCACGGTGACATGGGCCGGCACGTTGACCGCATGCACGTGCGCGGTGGTGACGATCCCGTGAGCGACGTCGTGGCGTACCACCCCGGCACCCAAGCACAAGTGCAGGTGCCGGAGGAGTCGATGCCGCATCTGCGGGCGTCGGGGTGGCTGCTCCTGGATGAGCACCTGGCGAACCAGGCCGCCGCCGCGGAACGTGAGCAGGCCGCCAGCAAAACCGCGACGAAGGAGAAGTAAACCGTGCCCGCGACACCAATTTCCGCGTCCACCCGGTACATCCCGGAGGGGACCACCCGTTACAACTGGCTGCCCGCGTGCGCGAACACCGCCTCCCCCACGAGGTCGGAGATCAACGCGGGCACCGACCTGACCCCTGAGATCGCCGCCACCGGCAACTGGGGCATCGTGTCCGCATCGATCGACGCCCCCGACCTGGCGACGACGTTCACCGCGCAGATCGGCGGGAAAGTCACCATCGACGGGCCCACCATCGACATGTACGCCGACTCCACGTCCGCCGACGTCCGCACCCTCCTCCCCCGCGGCACCAACGGGTTCATCCTGAAACTCCCCGAAGGGGATGTGGCGGGGCGCAAGTGTGACGTGTTCGCGGTGCGGGTCCTGGCGCAGGCGAAACCAACCAACTTCACCAACCCGTCCGTGGTCCAGCTCCAGTTCGCGGTAACAAAGAACCCCAACGAAAACGTCACGGTGCCAGCCTGATGGCGCATGCTGACATCCGGGTGAACCTCGGCCCGCGGGGGGCGTCGCTCAAGACGATCTCCCGGGAGCTGCGGCGCATGGACGGCCGGCAGGTGAAGGAGATCTTCCGCCACGCACTCGAAGGCGCCGCGCAGCCTTACCCGCGCCGTGTCCGGGCGTCTGTCCTGGCGATCCCGGTGAAGGAAGGCGGCAAGCACACGGGGCTGCGGGCGCGGATCGCCGGGTGCGTGGAGTTGTCCACGGGCACGGATGCGAAGAGCGCGTACGCGTCGGTGTGGATGAACCCGTTTAACATGCTGCCGGATTACGTCACCCTGCCGCTGTACATGCAGGGTGAGACGGGGGTCCGGACCCGTTACCGCCATGATTACTCGCGGTGGCGGCATCCTGTGTACGGCAACCGGGAAGTATGGAGGTCGCAGCCGGCGCATCCGTACTTTTACCAGGCTGCGGAGCCGCTCGGCCGTGCCGCCGGGGAAGCCCTGAAAGCGGCCCTAGAGGACATCACCCGCAAACTCAACGGCTAGTCGGACAGGGAAAGTTGTTCCTGGTGCCACTGGCCGCGTTGGCGCTGCTTGAACGCAATCTGAGCTGCTTCCAGCGCGCTGGCGATCCGCCGTAGCAGTGCCGGGTCATCGCCTGCGTAGCCGATTAGAACATTGCACCGGTGGTGGGCGAGTCCGCGACGGCAGGTCCAGCAGGACCTGTTCTGCGGGCAGCACGAATGATCGTGGTCGATGTCGATCTTCTCTGAGGCTGACATCTCATCGCCGCATAGATAGCACCGGCCGTCCTGCGCCTCCCACATCGCGGCTCGGTCTTCCTTGATCCAGCGCCCGTGCATGTCTCTGCCGGGGTTCTTCGCACGCCGGGCACGTTCTTGCCTGCGAATCTTGTCACGGTTGAGGGCGCGCCAAGCTGGCTGGTATTTGCGGTGGTACTCGCGCCGCTGCTCAGGCGTCTGTGGCATCCGGCGAGGGCGTGCATCGTCAGTAGCGATCTTGGATCGACTGCGGCTCTCCTGCAACTGTTCAAGGATCTTCTTGCGGTTGGCCGCATAGTACGCACGGTTGTACTCGCGCTTCCGGGCACGCGCGTCCTCAGATGTCATGCTGAATCTTCGGCGGCTAGGACGCCCGGCGGGTGCCTGCGAGCAATTCCGCGTGCTGCCGCCTGCGTTGCTCATCCCTGCGCTGGCTACGGCGGATCAGCCGGTACGGCACCAGCAACAGGCCAAATGCCAGGTACCAGCAGAGGATAAGCACATAGGCGAGTGTCAGCCAGACCGTAAGCCCGGTGGTGGCGAGGGCCTTGCTCCACCAGTGGTCACGCGGGTGGAGGCGGGAGAACCGCCGGGTCCGCTTAGTGATGCCGGCGAAGGACATGGGGGCGTCGAGGATGATCTCCTCGGAGCCGAGCGTGTCCCTGGACAACTCTGCGATCTGCGATGTTTCGCTGCGGTCGGCTGGGTCGTATGGCTGCATCGTCATGACTGTCCTCCGTTGAGCGCCTGGTGCAGGAGGGCCTCGACCGCGGCGGCGAGCGAGATCCTCTGGGTGGCTGCGTAGACGCGTACCGCAGTCATCACGTCTTTGTCGATTCTGACGTGCACGTCTTCTTTCATGCTCCCCATGGTACCACTGGTACCGCTATCTGGAGACCTTATGCACCTGTCCAGAGATGACCTCCTGAAGGCTGATGACAACGCCCCCGAGGAAGTGGACCTGTCCGACCTGCCCGGCTACCACGGGTCGGTGCTGATCCGGGGGATGACCGGCAAAGAGCGGGACGCGTTCGAGACGTCGCTGATGCGCCCCGCCGGGGGTGGCCGGCGTGAGGTTGACACGGCGAACATGCGCGCCCGGCTGGTCGCCAAGTGCGCTGTCGATGACGACGGGAACCGGCTGCTCACCGACGCCGACGCGACCGAGCTCGGGGAGAAGTCGGGCGCCGCGATCCGGCGCATGTTCGACGTGGCGGCACGCCTGTCCGGCATGTCCGATGAGGACCAGGAGGAGCTGACGCGGGATTTCGCGCTGGCGGCTGGCGGCGGTTCACCTTCGACCTCGCCGCCCGGCTCGGCAAAACGGTCGAAGGGCTCTTGACCGAGGTGTCGTCCGCGGAGCTGACCGGGTGGGCGGCGTTGTACGCGGCGGAAGCCGCCGAGCGTGCCGAGGCTGAGGCGCGGCAGCGGCCGGGCTTGGGGAACTGATGGCGAGCATCCAGTATGTGGTCAACGCGGTGGACAGCGCGTCGGGGGTGTTCGCGAAGATCGCCGCGTCCGCGGACGGCCTGGACAAGCAACTGGAGGACTTGTCGAAGCGGGTCGCCACACCCGAGGTCGATTTGAAGGACGCCAAATTCACGATCGGCCTGGTCAACGCCGCCAAGCGGCTGGACAAGCTGTCCGCGATGGTCGCGGACCCTGAAGTGGATGTTGACACGGCGAAGGCGCAGACGGAGATCCTGCGGATCACCGCCATGCTTGACCGGCTTGATGCGAAGAAGGTCACGGCGAACGTCAAGGTGGACGTGGACCGGTCGTTCATGTCCCGTCTGGGCGGCTTGTTCGGCGGCGGCGGCGAGGGCGGTGGCCTGCTCAGCGGCGGCGCAGGTGCTGGGGGTCTCCTCGCCGGGCTGGGAAAGGGTGGCCCGCTTGCCCTGGGCGGCGGCATCGCCGGCCTGGCAGCGCTTGCCTCGACACTTCTGCCGTCGCTGATCCCGGTCGCTCTGGGCATCCTGGCCGGTGGTGGCGCGGCGGGGGGCGCGTTCGCGCTGGGCAGTTCGGCGAACAAGCAACTCCAGGCGCTGCAGAAGCAACTGGCGTCCGCCAAGCCGGGGCAGCGCGGGGACATCCGCGGGCAGATCGCGGCGCTGCAGAAGCAAAGCGGCCCCGAACTGTCGATCTTCGGTGCCTTCCAGGACCTGGGCGGCGCGCTGAAGGACACGTTCGCGGGGGCGCTGAAGACACCGGGGGCGCCTGCTATCGGCCCCAGCGGGCGGCCTATCACCGGATCTGGGGCGCCGTCGTTCCTGACCGGGCTGACCGGGATCCTGAAGCAGCTCGGCGGGTTCGTCAAGTCCATCGGCCCGCAGTTGGCGGCTATGTTCCGGGCGTCGCTGCCGTTCCTGGGGATGTTCGTGCATTTCCTGGAGCAGGCGGCCAGGACGCTGCTGCCGGTGTTCACCAAGATGTTGCAGCAGATGACCCCGTTCCTGCCGATCTTCGCCCAAGGGCTGTCGAACATTGTGGGCGGCCTCGCCGGGTTCCTGAAGGCGATCGGCCCGTCGGGGATGCAGGCCAGCGCGAAAATCTTCGTCTTCACGACAAAGGTGATGGCGGGTGCCCTGGTTGGCCTCGGGCATGCGATCAACTGGCTGACCGAGAACGTCCCCACTTGGGTGCATGACATCGCCAAGTGGTGGGACTGGATGCGGCACCACACCGCGACCGTGTTCGACGGCATTCGCCACGACATCGCCCACGACTGGGACATGATCTTCCAGAACTCGATCGGGATGGTGATCCGCCTCGGCCACAACGTGGCCACCCAGTTCAACAGCCTGCGGCACGGTATCGCTACCACGTTTGACACGGTCCGCCACAACATCGCCTCAGCGTGGGACACGATCTGGAACAACACGGTGGGCCGGGTGCAGCGCGGTGTCGCTGACGTGAACGCGTGGTTCCACCGGCTCCCCGGGATGATCCTCCGCTCCCTGTTCGGCCTGGGGCATTCCCTGTACGCGTTCGCCCACGCCGCGCTGGGCGAGTTCCTGAACGGCCTCAAGGCCGTCGGCGGGACGATCGTGTCGTGGGTGACCGGGTTCTGGCACAACCTTGTCGGGCTCGCGAAGAAAGTCCTCGGCGTGTTCTCCCCGTCGGCGGTGTTCTACGACATCGGGAAGAACCTGATGCTCGGGTTGTTCCACGGCATCAAGGACCATGTCCATCACGCGGTGTCCGCGGCCCAGGGCGCCGGTGGCGCGGTGTCTGGCGCCCTGGGTGGCGACGCCCTCGCCAACCAGGCCCTCGCCCGGCGGATCTTCCCCTGGCCCGCGTCGCAGTGGCCGTCGTTCGTGTCCCTGGTGATGGGGGAGTCCGGGTTCAACCGGTTCGCTAGGAACCCCACGTCAGGGGCGTACGGCATCGCTCAGGCTTTCCCGCCGACGAAATACCCGTTCGCGGGGCAGGCCGCCGGCGGGTCCCACGCGGGGCCGCAGCTGTCGTGGATGTTCGACTACATCCGGCAGTTCTACGGCACGCCGGCGAACGCGTACAGCCTGTGGCTGTCCCGGTCACCGCACTGGTACGACCAGGGCGGGTGGCTGCCACCCGGCGTGTCCGTGGCGGTCAACCAGACCGGCCGCCCCGAGCGTGTCCTGCC